CGAAATGGCAGAGGAAAGAATCGCAGAAAGAATAGATGCGAATCTTATGAATGTAAGTATGGATGCACTTCAAGATTTACCTAAACCAATGTACGATGATAAGATCGAAAAGATCATGAACAAAGTAAAAGGTAAACTGATTATAAAAGAATATCCAACAGCATCAGCACATACTAATCACTTTCGTTCATTACTACAAGAACTATCAATCAAAAAAAGTTTTAAACCAGAGATAATCTTTGTAGATTACTTAAATATATGTGCTTCAAGTCGTTTTAAAGGGGGCTCAAACATTAATTCATATACACTAATCAAATCTATCGCAGAGGAATTAAGGGGTCTAGCAGTCGAAAATAACGTGCCTATCGTGTCTGCTACACAGACAACTAGAGGTGGATATGTATCAACTGATATAGGACTTGAGGATACATCTGAGTCATTTGGACTACCTGCGACAGCAGACTTTATGTTTGCATTGATCTCAACTGAGGAAATGGAAGAGTTGCAACAAATTACAGTCAAACAACTAAAAAACAGATACAATGATCCTACTGTAAATAAAAGATTTGTTTTAGGAATAGATAGATCAAGAATGAAACTATATGATGTTGAACTAAAAGCACAATCTGATCTTGTAGATAGTGGGCAAGAAGACGAAATACCAGCACTAGATAAATCTACCAGTGGTGAAAGATATGCGAAATTCCAAGAAATTAAAGTCTAGATATTATGTGGATTTAGATGATTCTAATTTAAATTATCCATATAATTGTATAGACGTAAAGACAAATGAGGTGGTATGGAACTTTGAATTTGAAGAAGACGCTTTAGAATGGTGTAAGAATCAAAACAAAAAACCAACTTTTGGTAAGGATAGAATACCTCCACATATGAGGATGTATAAAACATAAATATATGAGTAATAAATGGGGGAGCGATGTCTATTAGAAAGTTTGTACAACAAGTAAGGCCTAGAGAACAATCATACAAACCTAAATTAATTATTGTTGAAGAACTTCTTGCTGAAGAAGAACTTCCAAAAGATATTATGAGGGGTTTAAGTTATGAGAAGTCTGAGAAACAATCTACATCTAAAAGAGATGTTTATATTGTTCGTTCATCAGATAGAGAAACTGATAGAGATGAAATACTAAGAAATCTAAATCAAGCAGGCATTAAGGCATCTCTTGGAACAAGTTCATCATCAGTTGATCCGATTGATGGCATATATCAAAACAGAAACTTTAGAATTTTTGTAAAACCATTATCTGGTGGTATGGGTGAAACTACTTTAAACTCTAGTATCACAGAGTTATTTCCCTTAATCGCATTCGAAAAAAAATATAATCCAAAAGATATCATATCATTTCATCAATTTTTACTAGGTGTTGATGTTTCAAAACTCAAATGTGTTGGGCCAAAAGATATAAAAGCCGCAGAGGAAACAATAAACAAAGCAGATACATCCACTAAGTTTAAAGAAAAAATGGCAAACGCTATTGGTGTTCTTAAATACATTCAACAAGAAGATAAAAATAAAAAGATAAAAAGTTTGTTTTGGGGATACAGAGCAAAGCCTGCAGGTGTACCTAGTAAACACCCAGGTGATATGTTTATTACTTACAACGATAACAAAATTTTAGGTGTTAGTTTAAAGGCAGGTGGAAAGAAAACATCTGAACCACAATTAAACACTTACATAGGAAAAGTTTTTGATGAGTTCAAAGATAGAAACTATGGTAAACTAATGTCATTGGCATACAAATCAGTTTACTCTAAAATACCAGGTATGCCACCTGAGAGATCATTTATTAGAGATAGAAAAACAAAAGATATATTAAGAGACTTTGATAAAAAAAATAATGCACAATATGAAAAATTTTACAATGATTACCTTGAGATTATGAGACAAGGAATAGTCAAATTATTTAATAAAAATAAAGATAATACAATAAAATATATTAAAACAAATATACTTAGAGATGCACCTGATGTTCCTACCATAGTGATTAAAGCAGTTGGTAGTGATTACGAAGAAGTAACAGATAAAGATCAATTAGGTGTTTTTTTACCACAAGTAAAATTTATTAAGGCAACATCATCTCAATCATCTAAACAAAATTGGTTTATAGAATTGACATCTGGCCCAGATACTTTGAAAATGAGTATGTCTATTCGAACAAATAAATCAGGTCATGCTGGATTAAAAAAGTTAGGTCAATTTAGTCTTGCAGTAAAATACAATGGATTATCAAAAAAATGATACAATTTTTAGAAGAACAAGCAGGTAAGAACTTACATTTAGAACACATCGAGGATGAAATAATAAACTTTGGTGTGCCAGGTGGAAGAGGCGCAATAAACTTTTTAAGAAGTTTAAGAGATATGTTAGCAGGTGCAAGTAGATCATCTGTAAATATGACTGTTAAATGGGATGGCGCACCAGCGATATTCGCAGGTATAGACCCAGAGGACGGAAAGTTTTTTGTTGCAAAGAAGTCAGTATTCAACGTAAATCCAAAGTTATATAAGACAAACGCAGAGATTGACGCAGATTTATCTGGTGAACTAAATGCAAAATTTAAAGTTGCACTAAAAGAGTTTGCTAAATTAGGTATCAAAGGAGTTCTTCAAGGTGATCTTATGTTTACTAATGATCTTGAAACTGATACAATAGATGGTGAAAAAGTTTATACATTTCAACCAAACACCATAGTTTACGCAGTACCAGTTGATTCTGATCTAGGAAAGATTATGAAAAAAGCAAAGATAGGAGTTGTATGGCACACAACATACTCTGGCAAATCATTACCTGTTATGAAAGCATCTTTTGGTGCGAACATCAGTAATTTAAACAAGTCTGCTTCGGTTTGGATGGATGATGCAACATACAAAGACGTATCAGGCAAAGCCACATTCAATGCCAAAGAAACTGCACTGGTTACAAAAACACTATCAGATGTAGGAAAGACATTTCAAAAAATTAATGCACCAATGTTAAATAAATTTCTTAGACTTCAAGAATCAATGACTGGCGCATTAGCAGGTGCATCATATAAAACTTATACAAACAGTAAAGTGAGAAGAGGGGAAAAAGTTAAGAATGCAAACAGACATGCTGCAGAATATGTCAATTGGGTACAAGATTCAGTAAAAAAACAGATTGATAAAGTAAAAACACCTGCTGGAAAGAAAAAATATGAGAATATATCTAAGCAATATACCATAGAAATCAAAAAACATGTTAGAAATTTGACTGAAGTCGTTAAGTTTCAAAATTTTATGATTGATGCAAAAATGCAAATTGTTAGAAAACTAAATAGTGTAAAACAACTAACAGGCACGTTTATACGCACAGATAATGGATATAAAGTGGTTAACCCAGAGGGTTATGTTGCGATAGACAGAGTGTCTGGTAACGCTGTGAAATTAGTCGATAGAATGGAATTTTCGTTTAATAATTTCACTGCAATAAAGGCATGGGATAGATGAAAAACATAAAAGATTTAATAAACGAACTCAAAGAACGAGTCGTATCAGTCGCTCAAAGAAGAAAGATCGGCAGAAGAATGGCTCGCCTCGCAAAAACATCAGCATTTAAAGCCAAAAGAGAAAGAGCAATGAAAAAGATTGCCACACCTATGAAACAACGTGTCAAGGCAACTAAGATGGCAAGAAAACTTATTCGTAAGAAATTTTATCCAAAATATGATCAGATGGCACCAATGCAGAAGATGAAAATAGATCAAATTGTAAATGCAAAATATGGTGCTGCAATTGAAAAGATTGCAAAGAGAAATTTAATAAAAGTTAAAAAAGCAGAGATTGAAAAAGTCAAAAGAGCAAGACAGAAAAAAGATGATTAAAAAATTTAATGCATATGAACAACCAGGCAAATCAGTTGTGTTTGCATTTGGTAGATTTAATCCACCAACCACTGGTCATGAAAAATTAATTAATAAAGTGAAACAAGTTGCTGGATCAGATGAATATAAAATATATCCTAGTTTCTCACAAAATCAAAATAAAGATCCATTGCCACACGCACTAAAGATAGCGTACATGAGAAAAATGTTTCCAAAACATAAAAGAAATATTATTGCTGATAGAAAAGCAATCACTGCAATAGATATTGCAACTAAATTATATGACCAAGGTTTTAGAAACTTAAGAATGGTTGCTGGTTCAGATAGAGTAAAAGAGTTTGAAACATTATTAAAAAAGTATAATGGTGTGGAAGGTAAACGACACGGATTCTATAAGTTTGATAATATTGATGTTGTGTCTGCTGGAGAGAGAGACCCAGATGCAGAAGGTGTATCAGGTATGTCAGCATCTAAGATGAGGTATCATGCAAACAAAGGTGAGTACGATGATTTTGCTGATGGTTTACCTAAAGGATTTAAAGACGGAAGAAAATTATTTAGAGATGTTCGTAAGTACATGGGTATTAGAGAACAGAAAGACATGGGTGTCATGAATGAATATGAAGAACTCAGAGACAGATATTTAACAGGTCAGATATGGAAGATTGGTGATTTAGTAGAGGCAAAGGGTATCGAGGGAAAAATAATTCAAAGAGGAACAAACTATATTACATTTAATGATAGTCAAGGCAAAGTTCACAAAGCATGGTTACACGAGATAAAAGTAGAACAAAAAAAAATTACAGCAGTAAGACAAGATAAAGATGTAAAAGATAAACCAGGTACGCAACCTGCAAAATATTACTCTGGTGTAAAAAAGAAAACTAAAGACGCAAGAGCTGCACATTTTAGAAAAGGTGCAAAAATGGACGATGACAATCCAGCTGCATACAAACCAGCACCAGGTGATTCTAAAGGTAAAACTAAACCATCTCAATATACAAAGAAGTTTAAAAAAATGTTTGGTGACTCATATGATATAGGTAAAGACTATGGTGATCACACAAGATCTGTTACACCTGGCGAAAATAAAAAGTTGACAAAAGAAGATATTGAAGGTTGGTATAAAAATGAGGATATACACGAAAAGTATGAACTAAGATATGGAGACAATTGGTATATTAAATTAACAGAAACATATAATAAACTTCTTGAAAAGGTTGAAGTTGTTCATGATAATTGTGGTACACCAGATTGTTGTGGTCAATGTGCTGATGCAAATATTACTGAACAAAAGAAAGAAACATTAGATTCTTTTGGTACTTTTATATTAAGAAATGCTTGGGGTGAAATAGTTGAGTCTGCTGAGTTTGAGGGAAGAAAAGTTAAATTAAATGATCCTATACGCACAAGTGAAAATCCTAATAAAAAATTTAAAGTATATGTCAAAAACGAAAAAGGTAACGTAGTTGTAGTTCGTTTTGGTGATCCTAATTTAGAAATAAAAAGAGATGACCCTGCCAGAAGAAAATCATTTAGGGCAAGACATAATTGTGATAACCCAGGGCCAAAAACAAAGGCTAGATATTGGAGTTGTCAACAATGGAGAGCAGGCGCAAAGGTAGATAACTAATGCAAGAACTAGGTCAATTCATGTCTCTTGTATCAGATGAAAAACAAAAAGTCACAAAGATACAAGAGGAAAAAGATAAAAGGTTAAAACCACGTGTATCTGTAGGACAATCACTATCAGAGTTTTTTAATTTAATATCTGAAGCACCTAGAATTCCTAGAAAAAAAGGACAACCTGCAGGTTCTGACAAACACTCTGATTTATATACAGACGAAAATCCAAAAGGAACAATACATGGTTTAGGATTTAAAGATGTTGAAACTGCAAGAGCATCTGTAAAAAAAATTATCAATTCTGGTAGATCACACGCACATAAAATACAAGCTGCGATTGCAATGGAACAAAGAGCAAGGGTAATGGGAAAAACAGCAGAGGCTGCAGTATATCGAAGATATATTGAAAAGATGAAAAAGAAAACTAAAAAAATGAATAAAGAGGATTATACTCATTATCCAACTCAGGTAGACCCAAAGAGAGATAAATCTGATGGTTGGATAAAAGGTGACCCAACTGAACCAATAATATTTGATGATAGCGACACAAAAGATATTTTAGATAAAGCAAATAAAGAAGTTGAAAGAGAAAGACAAGTTGTACGACCACCATTTATAAGTGAGCAAGATAATGCACAAAGAATTGATGTTCTTAAAACATTTTTTGAAAGATTAGATAGTTTTGAACAAAATTTAGAAAAAAGAGAACTGGCTCATAAGATGACTAATTACTTACCTGAACAACCAGAACAAAATGAACTGACAAAATTAAAAGAAGATTTTAGAATATTTAAGAATATCATATCACAACAAATGGCGACAATAGGAGGCGGTGGCGCAGTAAGACTGCAAGACTTGGACGATGTTGATACATCATCACTTGGTAATGGAAAATTTTTAGTATTTAACTCTACATCAGGCAAACTAGAATTTACAGATCAAGTGGATGGTAATTGATGGCACTTAAAATAAAATTATTAAGAATCGCAGGTACTCCGACAACTTCAAACCTAAGTGATGGTGAGATTGCACACAATACAGTTGCGAACACACTTCATGTTAGAATTGGTAGTACAATTCATACTGTCGGTGGGGGAAGTGGTTCAGTAGACCTATCTGCCGTTGATCAAGATATTATACCTGACGCAAACGGAACAAGAAATTTAGGAAGTGCAACTAAAAGATTTGGTGATTTATTTTTGTCAGGCGACACTTTAAATCTTGGTGGTGCTACAATAAGTTCAGACGGAACAGTTGTCACAATACCTAATGATTCAAAAGATGCAGACGGAAATAAATTGGCAATATCTGATACAGAGGGAACACCAGTAAGAAAAGTGCCAGTGTTTACTGCATCAGGTGGATTAAGCACTGCCGCAGTAACTTTAACAATGAAGGCTGCGTCAACAAGAACAAGAGTGTTCAATGGTTTGACACTATCAAATGGAGACAGTTTATCAGCAACTCAACAAACACAACTTTTTGAGTTCTAGGAATAAATAAAAATATGAGTAGTAAAACACCAGTAAGAGTCGTCTTTGACGGTAGTAATAATGCAACAGGTTTGGCTGAATTTCAGTCAGGCGAGTTTGTACCTTTATCAGCAGGTGGTATTGGTGCGTCATTATCTATTGGATCAGCAGGTCAAGTTTTAAAAGTAAACTCTGGCGCCTCTGCTTTAGAATTTGGTAATGTCGAAGCAATACTAAACATTGACGGACTAACAGACGGATCAGGTATTACTATTGCTGATGGCGATGACTTTGCATTGTCTGATGCTGGAACTGAAAAAAAAGTAAATGCATCTCAGATATCTACATATGTTCAAGGAACTATAAGTGGTGATATAACAATATCAGGTGGAACTGCAGCCATTGGATCTGGTGTTATCGTTAACGCAGACATAAACTCAAGTGCGGCTATCGCTGATAGTAAACTTGATACGATATCTACAGCAGGTAAAGTATCATTATCTGCTTTAGAGATAGATGGTGGAACAGATATAGGTGCAGCCTTAACAACATCAGATTTAATAGTTGTTGATGACGGTGCAGGTGGTACAAACAGAAAAGCTGCATTATCAAGATTAGTTACACTTATGGAATCAGAGATAGATGCCATTGGTGGCAACTTAACAATAACAGGTAATCTAACTGTTAATGGATCTACAACAACTGTATCTACAACAAACACTGTAGTTTCTGATAAATTATTTGAACTTGCAAATGGACAATCAGGCACACCATCAGGTGATATTGGTCTTGTCATGGAAAGAGGAAGTTCTGATAACGCATTTATAGGATTTGATGAATCTGCTGATAAATTTATAGTTGGAACAGGTTCATTTACTGGTGCGACAACTGGTGATTTAACAATAACAACAGGAACATTAGTTGCAAACATTGAGGGAAATGTAACAGGTAATGTAACAGGTAATGCAAGTGGCACAGCTGCTACAGTAACAGGTGCAGCTCAATCAAATATTACATCACTTGGAACGTTAACAACTTTGACAGTTGATAATATTATAATCAACGGTACAACGATTGGACACACTGATGACACAGATTTAATAACACTTGCAGATGGTATTGCAACTGTGGCAGGTGAAATATCTGTGACAACTCTTGACATTGGTGGAACTAATGTTTCATCAACTGCCGCTGAACTTAATTTAGTTGATGGTTCTAGTGCTGGAACAATTGTTAATAGTAAAGCAGTTATCTATGGTAGTTCTGGTGAAGTAAATGCAACTACGTTACAGATTGCTGGATCATCTATAACATCAACTGCCGCTGAACTTAATCTTGTCGATGGTGGAACGTCAGCTGGAACAACTGCTGTTGCAGGTGGTGATGGTATCGTGACAAATGACGGTGGAACAATGCGTCAAACAACAGTTGATACATTTGATACATACTTATCTCAAACTACTAAGACTTTAACAAATAAAACTTTAACGTCACCTCAAATCAATACACAAGTTGACTTTTTGGCAAGGGCAGAAGCAAGATTCCAAGATGCAAGTGGTGGACAATATGTTGCACTTGAGGCGCCTGCAACAGTTTCAAGTAGTGTTACATTTACTTTGCCCGCCGCAGATGGTACAAGTGGACAAGTTATAGAAACAGATGGTTCTGGTGCATTAAGTTTTACTGACGTTGCGACATCAGGTTTTACAAATTCAACAATTACAGATACACCTGGGTCATCTGCAAACTTTGATTTGGCAAAGGGTAACAATACAGGTAGTGCAGAAACACCATTTGAGACGGGTGGAAATGATGCATTTGGGGTTTCAGTGGGATTTGTTTTTGATGCAATGGAGCCTATCGGTTCTAGCACTGATAATAACACTGATTTAGGATCAAGTGAGTCACATGTGGGTGCGTAGGATTTATAAATAGCAATAGGAAATAAAATGATTAAATCAAAAAAACTCATGCATGACTCATTTATGGAAGTATTGAAACCATCAATGGGTGCTGGTGCTTATCTTGATGCAAAAGATGAAGTCAATGAGGGCGCAAAAAACAGTGTCATATCTATGACAAAATTTAAAAATCCTAAAATAGTAAAACAAGTTTCAGATATAATTAAAAAAGTAGGAACTGATAAAATCAAAGTAAAAAAGATACCTGGTGGTATGGAAATAGCAGGTTCTAATGTTCATCTAACACAAGTCATAGATAGATTTTTTGATCAAACAATCAGAACTTCAAAAGGTGATTTTTCAACACCTGCATTAATACGGATGAAAGAAGATAATGATTATGAAACATTTGTAATAATGGGTGAAGAAGTTGAACAATTAGATGAAAAGATTGCAGGTCTAGAAAAAAAATCAGATCAAACAGGTGTTCCTTATGGTATACTAAAGAAAAGTTATGATAGAGGTGTCGCCGCATGGAGAACAGGTCACAGACCTGGCACAACACCACAACAATGGGCATTTGCTAGAGTGAACTCAATGTTGACAGGTGGAAAGGCAGACCCAGATCTACAGGCAAAAATCAGAGCAGGTGGATATAAGAAAAAGAAAAAAGCAAAAAAAGAAGATATGCATGAAGATGGTCACATGGATGTTCCAAGTTCAATAAGAATGTGCAAGACTATCATTGAGGACGCAAACGAAATAGGACAGATTTTATCATCGAAGGGTGATGAAAACATAGACACTTGGTGGACTAACAAACTTGCTGTTGCCGCAAGTTCATTGAATAAACTTAGAGACTATATCAAAAACCCAATGGAAGAAGGTAGAAAATCTAAGTATGCTCAAGATGATGAGGATGAAGAGGGCGCAAACAAACATATCGTAATGCAACTAAGAAAGACAGTTGATTTAAAAGGTAATTTTAAAACTGAATTTGAAGATGGTAAAAAACAAAAAATACCTTTAGAAATTGCAAGAAAACTAAGCACTAAATATAATATGCTTAAGAAACCAATCGAAAAAGAAATATTCCAAAAGAGAATAGCAAAGTCATATAGAGACTTACTAAAAGTGGCAAAGGAGAAGTAATGAGTTATTTTAAAAACACACCAGAAAGTCTCTTAGAAAAAGTAAAAGAGATTCAAATAGAAACAGTTGCAAGAGAGGGTAATAAATTTACTAAAGCACTTATGGCTGCAAGAGAGAATGGAAATAAATTCTTCACAGTAAATGGTAAAGAATATGAAACAGAAGCACTTGATGATAAGGATAAGGCAATAATTAAAAAAGTAGCTGGAAAACTAAAAGGTGCATCACAAGCTCACGCAGGTCAATCAAAAGATTTAGAGAAAGCATTAAGTGATGAAGTAAAATATCCTCATGATATGTTCGATCCAAAAACAGGCAAAAAAGAAGTTGCAAAAGATGTAGATGATCATAACAGACTTTCAAAAATGGGATATACTCACGATGATCCTAAAAAGAAAGAAGATCCTTCTCACTCAGTTGTTATCAAATCTAATAAAAAGAAAATGAAAGAAGATAACACAAATGACAAGTCTGATGATGGTGAAGGTTTAGATAAAGTGCAACCTAAAGCTGTCAAGAAAAAATTTAAAGATAGAAAAGATAAAGATATTGATAATGATGGTGATGTGGATTCAACTGATAAGTATTTACATAGAAGAAGAAAAGCAATATCTAAAGCAATAAAAAAAGAGGAATCAATCGTTGATATTCAAAATCAAAAGAATTTATCAATGAGAGAGATGCTTGCAAAAGTTTGGAATACAAAGCCAGGTAAAAGTTATTTTGAAGGATTTGCCTCAGACGCTTCAAGAAGAGCTGCGTTTGCACAAGGATATAAAGCAAAAGGCAAAGATAAAAAAAAAGATGAACAAGTGAAAGAAAAAACTCTTACAGGTAAAAAAGAAACTAAAGTAGAGATTAATCCAAAGGTTTAACATGAAAACACTTGTCGAAGCGATGAAGACAAGTGCCGAGGACTTACCACAGATATACTGTGATATGGACGGAGTTCTTTGTGACTTTATTAAAGGGGCAAACGCCGCAGTAAATGGTTTGTTTGTAACTGCCGATAGGGGTACCCGTTGGGATAAAATAGCAGAGAAAGGTGCGAAGTTTTGGGCAGACTTAGAGTGGATGCCTGATAGTAAAAAATTATATCAGTTTATCGCAAGATATGATCCTAAAATATTATCAGCATATTCACCTAAAATGGCATCAGGTTCTAAAAAAGGGAAGATGCAGTGGCTTCAAAAAAATACTAGAGTCAAAAGAAGTGATATAAATCTAGTATTAAGAGACCAAAAACGTAAGTTTGCACAAACAAATGACAAACCTAATATACTTATAGATGACTATATAAAGAACATTAGGGAATGGGAAAGTGCAGGTGGAATAGGAATCACACATAAAAGTGCGAGAAACACGATATCTGAACTTAAAAAACAAGGATTTAAATAAAAAATTATTATAAATATAAGGACAAATAGTTTTTTATAAAAAACAGAGGAGACTAACATGGGCTTATGGGGAGTTACACCAAATTTAAAACCAAAGTTTTTGCCTACAGACAAAAACGCCGCTGGTTCAACTGGTGCAAGAGAACACGCTATTGCGACCAAAAGTGGTTGGGGTCTAACACCAGGCCTTGCTGCTAGTGGAAACGACAATACAGACGCAC